CGGGTGTCGTGCGTGTGAGTGCGGCCGTTAACAGCGGCAACGTTGTTTCGATAGAGTGTATCTATAAACGGTGAGGAGAAAAGAACGTGAGTAAAGAATTAAAAATTGAATACCGGTGGGATGAACCACAGGAAACGCAGCTTGCGAATATGATGGTCGGACAGGTTGCTCTACTGCTGCATCACCTGCGTATTCTCGTCGACTTCATATTAAACGAAATGAACGACGAGGAGCTGCAGGCAAAATTAGCAACGGCGAGGGTGAAAGGGGAGGCGGTGGGGAGCTTTCCGGCGGAGCAGTGGGACGAATGGCGCTTCACGCTGGAAGCGCTGGCCGTCGTTTTGCGGCAGAGGCCGGAGCGAAAAATCACGCAGAGACGAGAAAAAGCAGAAGGTGTGAGAGAAGAGCGACAGAAAGAAAAACAACGATGACAGAACGTATTGCTGCGCATCGACGATCTGGAAGTCGGTTTTGTGGCGACGGACGGCGGGGAAGACGAGTGACATGAATGGCGTGCGCACGCTCTTGATCTTATCTGAGCAAGAGCGTTCGATGGTGGATGAAGTGGAGCAGTTGACGTCGATTCTGCACGCAGACGTCCTCTTGCCGCCCGTGCGCAAAAAGGATCTGCTTTCTCGCAGCACGCGCTATGACATCGTCTGGTGCGTCGGGCATGCGGACGAAAGCGGATTTTGGCTCAACGAGACGGAGCTTCTCAACGCAAACGACTTTGCAGCGATCGTCCGTCACGCAAGAGCGAATCTACTCGTGCTCAATGCATGCAAAACGGAGCTGCTTGCAAGACGCATCAACTACGACGCCGGCTGCAACGTCATCGCCACAGCGGACGAGTGCGAGTCGCAGGCGGCGATGGGGGTTGCGATTATTTTTGCGAGACGGCTGAGCGAGCTTTTGAGCGTCGGCGTCAAATTCAACGACGCAGTGGAACAAGCGTTCACTGCGTCTGTGCCTAAGCGCAACGACTGGATGCTGCTGAGCAGAAATCACCTGTTGCGCCATGCCGCAGATAGCTGGCATGAGTTTGAGCGCAGATTGCGCGCGGTCGAAGAGCAAATGAAGCGCAACGCACGCCAGCATCTGTGGCTGCTCGCAATGATGCTGCTCGTGCTCGCGCTGGGACTGATCAGGTTTTAAAATCAGAAGCGCTGAAGATGGCCTGGCACGCAAACGAGATTCCGGCGCTGATCGAGGCGGCGCAGGAGGCAGCCGCCGAGTTGATGGCGGCAACGCCGGAAAATCCGGCAAGCGTCACGGAGGCCGACACGCTGATCGCCGGACTTCCGTTCACGGCATGGGAGGCGTGGGGCGCCGTGCTGGCTTCGCTGGAGCAGTGGCTGAACACGCCGCTGGAGGGTGTCGGCGCAACGCCGATGGCGATTCTATCCAGGAAGTACGTGCTAAAGGAGTAAAACGAATGAGCGACAAGAAAGTGGTGGCATTGCCACCGAAGGTGCGTGCGATGCTGGACAAGGCACTGCAGGAGCAGCAGGCGATGCAGGCGATGATTCAACAGCAGCAGCGCCACATCAACGATTTGGTCGAGGCGGCGCGTGAGATGCTCAACGTGCCGGAAGGCTGGCGCATCGAGAACACTGCGGTTGGGTTTGTGCCGCCGGAGGAGAATGCTTGATTTTTTGTGTGGAATGTGGCGTTTCCTTTTTCTCTACGCCTCAACTCGATTCATCTCCTGGATCGTCCAGTACGCACGTTCTTCCGTGATCGTGAGCGTGATCAGGTACTTCCCGGGTCGCAGGCGCGCAATGCGTGAAGCGAAGCGGGAGACGCGCGGCGGCAACGTCACGACTGCACCGTGCTCGCCGCTCTGACCTGCCGAATTGTCGTCAGACTGGTTCATCCAGCGCCTCCTGCAAAGTTCGTTCGACGTCCCGAATGATCCTCGGCGCTTCTCGCTCGATCACCGCCTCGTCCGTGAGCCAGCGGCCACGATGGACACGAGCCTGCACCGCCGCACTTTGCACGAGCGGCGCATACTCCGTATTGTTGCCGACTTCGCGACCAACCATCGTCGCTGTGCGGATCGGCCTGGTTGTCCAGCGGCGGCCAAGTGTGCCGGTGCGGCGATAGCGGCTGTTTGCCGGAGGCGGCGGGTAGACTTTCATACCAGCCTCGATGCGAAAAGCGCCGCGGTCTATCGGCCCTTCCACGATGCCCAGCACGTTGCGCCCACGGCGACTCAGCGCCTCGGCGATTTCTTTTGCGTTGCTCGAAATGCTGATCTGCATGTTGCCTCCTACCGCCGTCCTGCGAAGCCGATGGAACGCAGGTGCTTCGGGCCGCAAATCGGGCAGACAAGTTCATCCTGCGCCGTCAGCCAGACGTATTCCCAAATCCCGTCATCCGCTTCCATCAGCGACACCCAGCACCGGCAACGCGGGTGCGCTGGTGGGCGCTCCGACTCCGGCGGGCGGCGATTGAATCCCGCCTGCTCGTAGAGCGTAAAGCTGCCTTCTGCATATGCCCTCGTCGCCTCGGTTATGGCGATTGCCGCCGCACGATCCTGGCCGAAGATCGGCGTCAGGCTGTCGATGAGTGCGTCGAGCGGTTCGCCGCTTTCGACCCAGCGCATGACTGCATCGCTCAGCATCCGGCGGCTATTCTCGTTGAGCAGACTGACCAGGCTGTAGCTGTACTGCTGCGCCCACGTCCTGGCGGCCTCATTTGCCAGCCGCCAGTTAACGCCGACGTCGATGCTTTCCAGCTTGTCGAACGTAACACGCACGCCACGACCGGCGGAGTCACGCAGCAGCACCTCCAGCGCCTCGCGCAGATCGTCGTCTTCCGTCGGAATCAGCCGCTCGACGTTGTTGAGCCGCTCCGGATCGAGGTTTTCCACCACGGCGGCACGCTGACGACGCAGCGCATCCTCGATGGATGCCTGATGCGTGCTAGCCAGGTCACCGATCTCATCGCCCTCCGACTCCGGGTCGTCCGGGTCGGGCAGCAGGATCATGCGATTGCTACGGATAGCCGCGCCAAAAGGGATGGGCGGCGTTATCCGCCAACCCGCCTCCTTTCGCTGCATCCAAGCGTGGCGATGCGCTCACTGCATCCACCGGCAGATCGGGCATGTACGCCGCCACGAATGCCCGCGGGTCAACGGTGGCGCCGATCTTCTGCAGCGCCTGCGCGCTGATGTCGGCAATCTGCGCCTGGCGGTGCGGGTCGTTTTTGCGCAAAGATGGCCACCAGACGGTATAGGCGCCGGAAGTTGGCGGCGGCAACACGCCGAGCCACAGCAGCCGATTGACGAACGGCTCGATGATGACCGGCGCAATGTGCTGGCGCTGGCGTGCTTCGATGAAGTCGATCCAGTTCTCGTCATCCTGCGTGCTGGCCAGTTCTCCACGCTCGCTGCCGGTCAGTTTGCGCAGCGGGATGCCGGTAGCTGCGGAGATCAGGCGCAGTGCGTTGGTGATAGCGCCGGTCGGGTCCTGAAGCTGCGCACTCAGCGTCGTGGCTTCGTAGCCGTTGACCTCCAAAAAGCGGCGCAGGCCGTGCACGAACTCGTCGATCTGCTCTTGCCGCTGCTCGGCGTCGGCGTCGCTGAGTTCGTATCCGTCCCGCGTGCTGAAGATGTAGCCCGGCTGCATGACCGTCCAGCCTGCTTCGCCGGTGGCCGCCATGATCTTCTGAATGTCAATCAGGCGGTTCCACACCGGTTCCAGCGCCGGAGTTCCGAACAGGCCGTTTGTCAGCACGCCGTCCGCCACGTGCAGGCAGCGTGTCCAGTGCGCACGCAGCGTCGTCTGCTGGCCGGATTCGACGCTGACCAACTCGTACAGCGTCGGCTTGCCGTAGCGTGGCGACGTGCGATCCGTCTCCCAGCCCACGATGCGGGTGGAACCCTCGTCGTAAACGCTGACAAAGAGCAAGTCGCTTATGTCACGCAGGCTGTTCGCTTCCGCCGGTTCCTCCGGCGCTTTGCCGTCATTGAGCCCGAAGAACAGCACGCCGTAGCGCCCGATGCGGCTGACCAGGTCGAGCCGAGTCAGCGGGTGAATGATGCCGGGTCTGGTCTCGGCGTCGTCTCGGGCGGAATTCACCAACCGCAGCCAGGCGTCGGTGAACGGCGTTTCCTCCGCCCCTTCCGCCGTGTCGATGCCGTCAAGCAGCGTCGGCGGGTAGCGCCAGGCTTCCACGACCGGCGCTGAGACGATGCGCTGCGCAATGTCTTGCCGCTGGAAGCACGCCAGGTACTGCTCGAATCTGATGCTTTTGTCGTAGCCAGCCGCAGCGTACACGTCGCGGCGCTTGTTGCCGAACGTCAGCAGGCCGTACTGCTGCGCCAGACTCAGTCGGTCGCTGAGGATGCCATTTGCCCGCAAAATCGCCATGTTTCACCTCACTTTCGCAACCTTGCGGCTGCCAACCAGTTTGTTGAATGCACCAGCGCTGGCGTCCACCTGGTCGGCAAACTGGCCGTTCGGGAACGCCGTCAACTCGTCAATGTACGCACTGTTCCATGCACCACGCACCAGGAACACGTTCAGCGCTTCGCACTGCGCCGCAAACGGCTCGGCGCGTGTCTGCTTGTCGCCGCTGACCGTTTCTTTGTGCGCGTTAAATCCCGCTAGCATCCGCACGGTGTTCTCGGCGCTTTCTTTGCCGCCGCTACCTGGCTCCTGCTCCAGCCAGATTTCGACATTGCCGTACTGCGCCGCGTCCGTCTCGGCGGTTTGCCGGATGATGCGCTCACGTTCCAGCGCGCTGTACTGCCCTCGCACGACGTGCTCCACGTAAAAGCGCCCGTCGGCGTCGCGTGCCATCAGCACGCCCGCCGTTGCTGCGCCGCCTCCGGCA